GGAATGGTATTTAATTCTTGTATTTCATCGTCATTAACACCCAATTCTTTTAAACTATTTTCTTGAGTTTGAGAAAGCGTATTAGTATACTGTGAAGTTATTGTTGCATTTGCACCAGCTGCATTATTTAAGTTATTATTAGGTGCGTAAATATTATTTGTAATGATATTGGAAACAGCTTCGTTATTTTGTCTATTATTCTCAAAATCATTTTCTAAATCGGGGAATTGTTCATTTAAATCCATAAGTATATCAAGTAATTTTTGTTTTGTTTGTTCCACAATATTTTTTAAATGGACTCTACTAACCAGCCTATGGCCAGACCTTATGACGCCTCTATTTGCTTTTAACTGCTTATTGTAAAGTCCACTATATATTTTTACGAGCCCAATTGGTAAGTTTATCTGCCCTTGTGCTCCTGGAATAGAATTGATATTATCCTCAATTGAATTTATTGACCCTAAAACTTCGTGAAAATATGTTTTTTTCTTTATCGATTCATCGTACGTATCTGGTATAGAGACTTCAATTGTATGCATCTCACCAAGTGGAAATTCTGCAATTAAAAACGTCGGACTTGGTATTGTTCTATAATCGGGTAAAGCATCATTATCGTCATAGCCTTCTATTTCTCTTTTAATCCAATTCTTAAAAACATCATTATTGATTTTTGATGCTATAAGTTTCGATCTTGTTAATGATTGAGAAAGAGTTATATTTTCATATGCAACATCGGTTATTAGCTGTTTAATCATAAATTTGTGAATATAAACACAAATATATACTATTTTGTGTACTTTTTATTTTCCTCTAAGAAATAAGGCTTGCTTTTTCTCCTGTCCAAAGTCTCACGATTTTCTGAGAGCCAAGAGTTAAAGTTATCGGGAAGCTGCCCTACGAAGTTTTGAGAGGATTCGGGTGCAAGGTTCTGGCCGTTGTTTATTTCTGTAATGAGTTCTGATTGAGATTTGAGGATCATAGTTCGGAAGCATTTACATGATACATGCCAGCTGGACCAGATAAAATCTTTAGGATAGCTTCCGGCCAGTTCATCACACATATCATAAACTTTGTGTTGGGGGCTTAAATTAATCTTCTGACCTACTACGTCATTATTCTGTAAAATGCGAAGTTGTTCTGCTTCTCGGTAGCCTGTATTGATTTCATTAGCTGCCAACCTCATTGCATTTTTGTGTGCGGACCTGTAAACACCTTGCCCTGGATGAAATGTTTTTGCGTTTTTGCTCAACTGAAGATTTCCGTGCTTATCTCTTACTCTTCTAAATAGCTTATCCGGATCATTAAGATTGCCTTTGATCTTTCTTGCTAGGTCCTGAGCTGACATTCCCTCGATGAAAGCCTCATCAATGGCAAATTCTAGGTTTTCTTTCATTTGTGTGGTGATGCTCCATACCCTCTCCGAAATGGTAAATTTTCCCTTCTTTCGTTCTTGGAATGCTTTGAGAGCTTCTTTATTTGCTGTTTGGGCTGCTATTGCATTCATTCTGACCTCGTATGCAGCCGGGTTAACTTTTCCCTTTACTTTTGCAAGGTTTTCAGTAAGAAGTTCAGTGATCTTAGCATTTCCGTAATCCCATTCATACTGGGTGTAGATTTTAATTGAAGAAAGAAGATTATCATGGTATATCTTCAAGGCATTGCTTACCTGAGTAGTTATCTTCTGGTAATCTCTGAACCGGAAGAACTTTTTACCTACCTGCTGCTTTACAACTAATAGGGCAATATCTCTTACCAGATCATCATACAGTCCATTGATCTTTCTGAGATATCTGTTTATTCTTTTGATATGCCTTTCGTCTGGGGTCATAAAATCTTCAAATCTCCTATTTGCATACCCTCAGCAATATTTCCGATAGAAACACTTATGTAGTGAGGGACTATTTTTCCTGTATTACAATACCTCCATCCAAATAGATAAGGAAATATTTTAGATACCTTTTTTCTTCCCCAAAAGTTCACGTAGGTAAATTCATAAATAGATTTCTCAACTCTTTTTAACTGTACTATTCTCATAACTATAATATTTCATTACCTGCTTTTTTCTCCATTTCAGAGTTTATTTCTTCGAGTTCCTGATCTACGTCCTTCACTCCTGCTCTTTCCATTGTTGTTTTCTGGCTGAACAGTGGTTGATTTCCGTTCACAGTCATAAGCATTTCATAGAACTTCGCTTCGTTGTTGATAATGTACGGAGTAATTACCGGTTCAGCATCCAAGTCGCTATTGCGGAAACCGGTATTCATTAACTGCAGGAATGATTTTACTATTGCCATTCTACGCTTCAGAGCAGGCACATAGATAGACATCTTTTCCATCACCTTCAGGTGTGGCAACATGAACAGAAATGCAGCGTTTTCGGTAGCTAGCATATTTCCAAGACCTTCGAGTGCTTCAGGTGAGATATTGACGGAATTGGTCATTTTATAGATAATGCTTTCCAGGTTTTCTTTTTCTGCTGCTAAATTCTCACTTGCATTCGGAGGTTGAACAAATTCAAGACTTGCTTCTTTTTCCATCTCAAAAACTTTTCCTGTATTTTGTGATGAATTACCATTAACCTTCCCACTAATGGCTAAAATTGGTGCTGAGAATTTTTTATTAACTTCTCCTGTGTCGCTTGTGATTTCCTCAAGTCTTTCAATAGCTTTTTGAGCCTTTGCCCACTCTACATTGTCAAAGGAATACCAAACAATAGGAATTTTACCAATTGAATTAGCAGTCTCAGATACCACCTCAATTCCGCCGTTGGCATCCCGTAGTATTGCAGTACGCTCAGCGGTGTATATTTCATAGTATTTCACTTTCTGCCCATTGATTCGCTTCTCATACTCCCGGAGAAAAGCAACCATGTCACCCTGATCGTTGAAATAGGGGTACATGTTATTCTTATCCGGAGAAAGCACCGTTACCTTAAGCCGGAACTGCGAAGGAAAACCGTAAAACTGATTAACCTCATCATCTACCCACCATAATTCAGCACACTGAGTGAAACGTCCGTTTGTTTTTGCAATTTCCCGGTCAATGAATATCATCTTTTCCTTATCCAATATCTTCATGTAAGCATCAAACATGGTCGTATCTTCGATATTGTTGGTGTACTTTACAGGATTGCCATAAAGAAAAGTAACTGCATTAGCGACAATCTCTTTCTGGTAGGCCAACGGGATCCGGTTCAACTTTTCGATGCGCTTTCCCTCTTTCTTCTTGCCTTTTTCGTCAGTATATTCATATTCTACTATCCGATCAGGATAATTATAAAGATCCGTCATAATCTTATGCCGGGTTTCATCCCATTCAGCATTATACTGCTCAATATTTGGTAGGGGAATTCCGTTATCTTTGAGATAAGCAATTTTTTCACCGACGGTGCTGAGGTTGTTAAATTTTTCGTCCATTATATCATTGATGCTATTCTGTTCAAATTGTTCCTTATAGGTGCATTGAAATCGAAATACCCACGTAACAGGATCATATCTCTATAATCTGGTGAGTTTCCAGTATTTTCCTTTATTACAGCTTTTGAAACCAATGTCACTATATCATAATTAGGGTCTTGTTCTATACTATCTAATTCCTCTTTTATTCTTTCTTCCTGCTTTGTGCTTAGATCAGCGGTGATGTACATTTTATTTTTATTGATAATTTTTTCCGCCAAATACACCAATAGCTGGGTCTGAGCATTTTTATACTTTGGAGTGTCTTTATCGTCTCCTAGATCTTCATCATATGGTCTACCATTGTTGTGAAATCCTATTATATCAAGATTATCTACAACACCACCTCCTACACCGTCAGCATCTGCAATACATTGATCTTTCGGAATTCCGTGTTTTTGCTGAAGAGCTTTAATACAAGCTTGAATTTCTGTTGTTTTGCTGATCTCAAATTCATGCACTTCAATCAATTCCCAGTCTTCCCATACGCCAATGACAGCTAAATCAGATCCGAATCGGGCAACGTCCGCGGTTATATACTTTTTCTTCTCATTTACTAGGTGATCATTACGGAACAGATCAAGTATTTTATCATAGATGCAGAGCTTATAAGGATTGTCGTCATATTCCCAGTTTCCTTTCAAAAGCCTTTCTTTCTTTGCCTTGTCTTTGGTGTTTTTTAGCTGCTCTATGTAGAGTTTATCAATGAAAGGGTTATCCTGCACAAAAGCCTGCAAAAACTTCTGTATCGGCGACAGAATGTTTTCTTTGAATGGCTTATAAAAATGGGTATACATCCAATTCTTTTTCGGGTTACAGGTAACGAACATTTTAGGAACCAAGCCGAATTCTTTGTTGAGGTGTCGACCGACCCTTGTATTTAGTACGTCAAATGCTCCGAAATTGATTTCTCCACCTTCTTCAATCCATCCTCCGGTATATTCCAGGGAACCGAATCTTTCATAAAGCGGGTCACTCGGTTTATTTTGGAGGTCCAACATATCGATTCGGGAACCATTCTTAAACTGTATGTAGTTATCCTGACCATTGTACCGCCATTCACTCGGCGGAATACTGTATGCCTTGCAAACTTTCTGAAACGTGATTAATGTTGAAGATCGAATTCTCTTTAGTTCCTCACGTCCTATGAACCATTTTGATCCCGGATATAGCAAGCACATGAAAAGCAACCAGCTTGCCCCGGTCCATGATTTTGCTCCACCTGCTGCACCGCCGTACAGAAACTCCCTTGTATCTTTGTCGCAAAGAATCCGCAATGCCTCTTCCTGCTTAAAATGCTTTTCACCTTCATGTGTTGTGATAAAATCAAAATTTCCCCTTCTGAATTTCTCTACATAGATTTCAAAGAGCTGTATTTTTAATTGGGAAAGCAAAATCTTATCACTTCTCATCGTTTTTGAGTGCTGCCATCAAATCATTTAAGGTATCATCAGATAACTTTGATGTATCAACAGCAGTTTTTATATTTACATCGGTTTCATCTTTGATTCCTTCATCAGATTTAAACAACGTCATTAATCGGCTCGCATATTCCAAACGTGCATTAATGCCTACAATAGCATCTCGGTATTCAACCTTGCCATTTTCATCTCTTCTTACAGAACCATCTTCGTAAGTGTCAGGTGTTTTTATAATGCCCGCCAAGACAGCAGCAACTTGAAAATTACTAATATCTTGGAAAGTCTTTTGTCTTGCTGATTTTTGTATATCAAGCAATTCAGGATTCTTTCTTATTCGACCATATACGGAGATATACGTCACACCTAAAACGTCAGCTGCTTTCGTTGGCTGTCCTGAGGTTTGTATCAGAGCATGCTTTAATTCTTCATCGGTGTATGTATCTACGTTAGCCATATTAAATAATGTTAAATATTATGATTCTTACATTACACCTCTGGGACTGTTTCTATCACCTTTTGAAACCTTCTGATTACTTCGGAGAAAATCATGTCTGTATCATCTATTCGTGGTGGAACGGTCATTGTAAAGCTTCTTGCTCCATCTTTACACAATTTACTTAAAGCTACATCTGCTTTCTTCGCTAATTCACTATCTGGAATTGCTTGTAATTTTGCTTGAAATTCTTCGTGTGTCATACTATTGAAATTTTGATTTATTCTTTTGACTTGTTACATGCCACCCACCGCATTCTTTACAGTAATAGTGTCTCTTTGGGATCTTACTTCTACTACTGGCTGATTTGCATTTCGTAATGATCTCTTTTGCTTCGCGCTCATGAGTATACATGAATTTACTACATGGGCTGTTTGTTGTGTCAACTCGCATAGACTTCTTCCATTTTCTGTTGTAGCTCTTCACCTTTGATATATGAATCTTCCGGATTAAAACCAAGGTATTCGAGAAACATTACTTTGGAATCGTAGTCAGAGAAACTTACTGTAAAATATGGTTCTCCTTGAAGTACTGCCGCCTGTTTTACCTTTTCCTTAATCTCTTTAATTTTGGCTTTCTTTTCTTCGGGTGTTAACTCTTTAGCTTCTTTACGCTCCATTTCTTGTACGCTTGCTTCTGGAACATGTTTAGCAGTGCTTAATTCCTGGGCGATCGACTTTTCATAATCAGAGTTGATTTTCTTTTCTTCCTGTGGCTCAAATGACGGTATTTCGATATGATCGGTATTAGGTAGTTCTATTTCAATCATTGATACATCTACATCATCAAGACCCGCAAGTGCAGTATCAATATCTGGATAAATCTGTGCGAGCTTTTTATAATCCATTTCGCCCTGGACCGCTTTCGAGTTGAAGAAAATATTTAACTCCTTCTCTTTCTTGAGGTCAACTTCTATCACCTCTACCTTTATTTCGTAATCATTCCCAGCTTCATACTTATTAACCTCATCGGCAATGTTCAGTTTCTGATGACCAGATACAAGGTTACCGGTTTGTTTATTCCAAACCATGCCGCCTATGATACCATTTTCCTT